TAATTGGCTCTGGGTTATCCTTCTCGTATCATGGCGTTTAGAGTGATATATGTAAGTGCCAAAACTTAGAGGAGGTATGAAAATGGACCGGAAAGAAATGATCAAACAACTGGGTGAGCACTTTGGCGTGAAACCTAAATACTTGAGTGTTCCAAGCTTTGCTTATGAAATCACAACTGAAAATGAAGTCTACACCATTGACAGGCATGGCGGTATCACCAGAGGAGATGGAGAGACCATCACCATGGAAGAGATTCTGAATCTGCAAATGGAATCAGAACCCACGGTCAATCAAGAGCAAAACATTCAAGCACCGATTAATGATGCTGAAGCTCCAGAATTAACGCAGAGAGAAGGAGCGGACAGGATCCTGGAAGATCTCGGAGGGGTTGAAGTCAAACTGAACTTTGAAGAGCATACAGCTGATAGCCTGAAGAATATCATCAACATGCTTTACAGTAAGCAGCGACTCATTGTGATGGCCTTTGAAACAGAGACGGCCTTCATGGACGAGACATTTGCAGAAGATCTGAATAAGATTGAGATTAAAGATTTGCAGGGACTTAAAGAAGCCTTTGAAGAACTGGGACCAGACAGATGTCCAGGATATGAGATTGATTTTGAAGAGCAGACGTTCACTTTCAAACTTTTCAGCTCAAAGCTGAATCCAGAAAGAATCAAAGCATTTCAAGACTTATGTGTCCTCATAGCTGGCTATGCCAGAACCTTAAAGCGGGCTTCCTTCAAACAGGCTCAGGATGATAATCCAAAGTATTCACTCAGAACCTGGTTCATTCGGATTGGAATGAATGGTCCCGAGTATAAGGAAACCAGAAAGACTCTTCTTAAGAACCTGGAAGGCAGTGGTGCCTTCAGAACGGTTGGTGAAAGCGATGAAACCTAAATGCAGACTAATCGGCGAAAATGGCAACATCTATAATTTGATGGGGATTGTATCAAAGACCCTAAGAGAAGCTGGGCAGCCTGAAAAGGCACACGAAATGGTAAAGCGAATTACAACTGAAGCAAAAAGCTATGATGAAGCACTTGCCATGTTGATGGAATACGTGGATATAGAGTAGGAGGTGCGAATAGATGGATCGATTTTTCAGTCAGAAACACTGTGACCGCTGCGGTGGCAGCTTAGAAGGTGGGCGAACCATGTCCATGTTCAATGAGCAGTGCATCTGCATGGGCTGCAAGGATAAGGAAATCAAAGACCCAGAATACAAAAAGGCTGTGGATGCAGATCATGAAGAGATCAGAAAGGGAAATTACAACTATAAAGGTATTCGTGGAAAATAATCTATATGCATAAAGCCATGTTCAATTATGCAGATAAGAAGAATAATGTGCAGTAGGAATTAATACGTAAGAGGGGCTTTCAGACGAAGGTTCCTTTTTCTTTGCCACAAATGAAGGAGGTGAAAGTTATGGCAGGTAGAGGAAGACCACCAAAACCCACAGCAATAAAAGAGCTGGAAGGTAATCCAGGGAAAAGACCGCTGAACAAGAACGAACCAAAACCAAAACAGACCGCACCCAAATGCCCGTCATGGCTGGAGCCGGATGCCAAGAAGGAATGGCGCAGGCTGTCTAAGGAGCTTGAAACCATGGGGCTACTGACTCAGGTGGATATGGCTGCCTTTGCCGGTTACTGCCAAGCCTATGCCAGATGGAAGGAAGCGGAGGAGTTCATCTCAAAGCATGGATCCATCTTAAAGACCGCTTCAGGATACATTCAGCAGATCCCTCAAGTATCTATTTCTCAGCAAAACCTGAAACAGATGAGAAACTTCTGCTCCGAGCTTGGCCTTAGCCCATCGGCTAGAAGCAGGCTAAACATCAACAACACCGGTAATGTCATCGAAGGTGATGCCATGGCAGAGCTTCTTGGAAACATCCCAAAGGCAGAAGAGCTTTTAAGACGGGATGATGACTAACCAATGAAAGGAGGAGGCCGGATGCCATATAGTGAAGCTCATGCCAACCACGCCATCAATTTTATCGAACAACTGAAGCTGACCAAAGGCAGATGGGCCGGTCAGCCTTTCAAGCTCCTCCCCTGGGAGAAAGACCTGGTGAGGCGGCTCTTTGGAACCTTAAGGGAAGACGGAACCCGTCAGTACCGAACCGCCTATGTGGAGATCGGGAAGAAGAACGGGAAGTCCGAGCTTGGTGCAGCCATTGCCCTGTACATGCTTCTTGCTGATGGAGAACCAAACGCTGAAGTGTATGTAGCAGCCTGTGATCGGCAGCAGGCCAGCATTATTTTCAACACCAGCATGAACTTTGTGGAAGGGAATCCAACCCTATCAAAAGTGACCAATCTGGTAAGGTCCACCAAGCGAATCACCTACCCAAAGACGGGCAGCTTCTATCAGGTCCTAAGCTCCGACGTTAAATCAAAGTCCGGGATCAATGCATCCTGCGTTATCCTGGATGAGATCTGGACCTACCCGAATCCGGACCTTGCCAAGATGCTGACCACCGGTTCCGGGGATGCGAGAACCCAGCCGCTGTTCTTATATCTCACCACTGCAGGAAATCAGCTCTCCGGCTATGGCTGGGAGATGCATCAAAAGGCAAAGGATGTTCTGGAGGGTAAACGAGTGGATCCCACTTTTCTATCCATCATTTATGGGTTAGAGGACGATGCGGATATTGAAGATGAAAACAACTGGTATAAGGCCAACCCAAGTCTTGGCCATACCATTTCTATAGATCGTGTGCGAGAGCACTATAACCAAGTGAAGGACGACCCGGCAGATCTCGCCTTGTTCAAACAACTGAGGCTCAATATGTGGTTAAAGCAGGAAATCAAATGGATGCCCATGGACAAGTGGGACCTTTGTAATTTCACTGTAGACCCGGAAGAGCTGAAAGGGCGAGTCTGCTTCGGGGGTCTGGACCTATCATCCACCAGTGATATCACAGCTTTTGTTCTGGTGTTCCCACCATTGGAAGAGGGAGATAAGTTTCAGGTGCTACCCTACTTTTGGATACCAGAGGAGACCCTTCATCAACGGGTGAAAAGAGACAGCGTTCCCTATGATATCTGGCACAGGCAGGGGCTTCTTAACCTTACAGAAGGAAACGTGGTTCATTACGGTTTTATCGAGAAGTTTATAGAGAGACTTGGGGAGGCGTACAACATAAGAGAAATCGTCTATGACAGGTGGGGCGCAACGCAGATGAGTCAGAACCTTGAAGGTATGGGATTTACTGTCGTTCCTTTTGGTCAGGGCTTTAAAGACATGTCACCACCCACAAAGGATCTGATGCGGCTCACCTTAAGCAAACAGGTTGCCCATGGAGGGCATCCGGTTCTTCGGTGGATGGCGGATAACATCGTGGTCAGGACGGATCCGGCCGGAAACATAAAGGTGGACAAGGAAAAATCATCCGAAAAGATTGATGGTATCGTGGCCATGATCATGGGGCTAGCAAGAGCCACAGTAAACCCACCGGACGATGAAGGTTCCATTTATGATGAACGAGGCATGATCATTTTAGGATAGAAGGGGGTGAACATAGATTATGGCGAACTTTTTCAAATGGCTTTTTAAGGCACGGGCAGAGCCCACTGACAGTGTCAGCAGCGCTCCGAACTTTTATATGGGTCAAAGTGTATCGGGTAAAATCGTCAACGAACGAAGCTCCATGCAGACCACGGCAGTCTTTGCCTGTGTGAGGATCATTGCAGAGACGGTGGCATCTTTACCCCTACACACGTATCAATACAAAGGGGATGGAAAGGAGAAGATGTACACTCATCCTCTGTATCGGATTTTACACGATGAACCTAACCCGGAGATGACTTCCTTTACCTTAAGGGAGACCATGATGACCCACCTTCTTCTTTGGGGAAATGCCTACTGCCAGATCATTCGTAATGGAAAAGGCGAGGTGGTGCATCTGTATCCCCTGCTTCCTGACAAGATGACGGTGGATCGGGATAAGAATGGCGATCTTTACTACACTTACCGAAAAGACAATACCACACATTATCTAGGCCCGGAGGACATCCTTCATTTACCTGGTCTGGGATTTGATGGGGTCATGGGTTACTCTCCGGTGGCCCTAGCGAAAAATGCCATAGGCCTTAATATTGCTGCGGAAGAATATGGGGGCAGGTTCTTTGCCAACAATGCCACACCAAGTGGGATTCTTTCAACTTCTGGAACCATCAAGGATCCCACCAAAGTGAGAGATGCCTGGCAGGCGGCCTATGGGGGAATCAACAACAGCAATAAGGTAGCTGTCCTTGAAGATGGCCTTCAGTATCAAGCCATCAGCATGCCAAACTCCGATGCCCAGTTTCTTGAGACCAGGAAGTTTCAGATTGAAGAAATTTGTAGAATCTTTCAGGTGCCACCTCATATGGTGGCGGACCTTAGTAAGAGTTCTTTCAGTAACATTGAAAACCAATCAATTAGCTTTGTGGTCCATACCATCAGGCCTTGGCTGGTCCGAATAGAACAAGCCATGAATAGGAAGCTCTTTCTCGATAAAGAGAAGGGTCACTGCTTTGTGTCCTTCAATGCATCGGCGCTTATGCGTGGAGATTATAAATCCAGGATGGATGGCTATTCCATAGGTATTCAAAACGGATTCTTCTCTGTCAATGATGTGAGGAGGATGGAGAATATGGATCCCATCTCTGAAGAGGATGGTGGAGATTTGTATCTCGTAAATGGTAATATGCTGCCCCTTAAGATGGCAGGGGCTTATGCAAAGAAAGCATTGGATGAAAGTGGTGATGATACATCATGATGAAAAGTGTATAACTTGGGCCATTTCTGTGGACAACACCAATAACTGAAGACAACGTATCAACAGCATTTCTCTAAATGAGGAGTGCATTTTTTATGGGAAAAAGGAGGTCGATTAGATGGATAAATTTTGGCGCTGGGTGGTGAACGAAGCAGAGGATTCTACAGTGCGAACCCTGCATCTTGAAGGCTATATTGCAGAGTCTTCCTGGTTTGATGATGACATCACTCCGAAACAGTTTAAAACAGAGCTTTATGGCGATGAATCTAAAGCAGATGACATTGTCGTAAAGATACATTCGCCAGGCGGGGACACC